GCGTGGTGAGCCTTATGTTAAGATCCTTAACGTAGAGCTAGATGTAGACAATATTGGTAATGGTGCGTTTGAACTTGATTGGAATGATGTATTTGTTGCAAAGCTAGTACGTGCAGGATATCAAGGTGACACAGATGCTGATATTGTTGATAATTGGTTCAAGACCATTTGTCGCAATATTCTAACTGAAGAATACGAACAATGGGAAGCTAACCAACCCGAGGATCTAAGACCACGTGTATTAGACAAGCGTGACCTAGGTGGTGGCAAAGTCGAGATATCATGAAGCCTATTGCACCGCCAGAAACTATAAAGGTATACCAGCTTCTTAGAATGACTGGTGCGTACATCACTGGCGTATCATCATCTACGCCGAACTCACTTTCTATGGGCATTGGGTTCTATCTTTCACTACAGGAAGCAGAACACGTTCGTACACTCGAAATTCTTAAAGATACAACCGCAGCCGGATTAACACAACCAACGTGGCATATCTTTGAGCTAGAGTTTCCAAACCCTGCATTAATTAAATGATGTACCTTGTTTCAGTAAACGGTGTGGTTGTTCAAGAAGGGTACGACTATGTGTATCGTCCCATAGACAGAGACATTGTGTTTATGAATGCTCCTGCTAGCGGTGATTACATTACTGTCGCTGTTGCGGCACGACAAAAGATGTGGATCGGCGATGGCTTTACTACACACTTTCTTGTAGAAGATCTAGCCGAAGATAAACTGTTTAGGGACATTGTTAACAAAGCGTGGGAACTGAGGAATGTTCCTGCGGTTGCAGAAGCTCTTGAAAAACTAAAAGTTGTAGTACTATTAACAGATGATTGAAATAGAGATCGATTGCGGTTATCGCTGGTTGGCAGACCAATTGGAAAAGCACGTTGGTCCACGCAAGTTTGTTCTACACAATCGCATAGGTGGCGAAGGGTGGGACGTTAGACCTAAGGGCGTTAACGGGCTATCTATTGCAAGATTCGACGACCCTAAGATGGCCACATTTATACAATTGAAACTAGCATGATAATTTACGTAAATGGCGACAGCCACAGTGCAGCCGCTGAAGCTGCACATTCCGCCGCTTTCGCAGAAGACGATCGCAACTACCAACACCTTGGGCGTCAACCACATCCTGCCAATTTGGCAGTTAGCTATGGGCAAAGATTGGCAGACCAATTAGGTGCAAAACTTGTGTGCGATGCAGAAAGTGCCAGCAGCAATTCCCGCATTATGCGTACCACCTTGGACTATCTGTTAAAAGATGATAACGCTATTTTCAGTAAGCCTGACCTAATGATAATCGGGTGGGCTACATGGGAGCGTGAAGAATGGTGGGACGAAGGTACCAATCGATACTGGCAAGTCAACGCCGGGGGTATTGGACACGACTGGCCAGAATCTATAAAGTTTCAATACAAGAACTGGGTCATTAAACAAATGGAACCTGATGTCATTAACATCAAATTAATACAATCCCATACAGTGTTGCAACAGTTACATGAGACATTGGATAACTTGAATATCCCGCACTTGTTCTTTAACACCTACCTAGATTTTTCCCATTTAGACACATTGAATGTGCCCAGGCACGATTGGGGCAATAGTTACATTGGTCCATATGCCCCCGAGTACACCTTTTTCAACTGGTGTAAGAATCAAGGGTTTGAAACTGCTACCCCGCACAGTTACCATTTTAAAGCGGATGCCCATGCAGCTTGGGCGGACTTTTTGTATGCCCATTATGTCCAAAACTTATTGACCAAATAATCAATAAGTGCTATTATTACTATTAAATTAGAACTATATGAAATACCTTATCGTAGATACAGCAAACACATTCTTCAGAGCTAGACACGCTGCACACAGACAGAGTGATACCTGGGATAAATTGGGCTTTGCAATTCATGTCACACTGGGCAGTGTTGCAAAAGCATTTAGAGAACAAAAAGCAGATCACGTTGTGTTCTGTTTAGAAGGCCGTTCATGGCGCAAGGACTATTATGAGCCGTACAAGAAAAACCGAGCAGTTGCAAGAGCCGCACTCACAGAAGCAGAGCAGGAAGAAGACCAGCTCTTTTGGGAGGCATTTGACGCTCTTAAACTATACATCACGGAAGGCACAAATTGTACTGTTCTCCAACACGGGAGCCTCGAAGCGGATGACTTGGTGGCAGGATGGATTCAAGCACACCCTGGAGATCAGCACGTAATCGTATCAAGCGACAGCGACTTTCACCAATTACTTTCACCAAACGTAAAACAATATAACGGGATTGCAGATGAACTCCACACTATCGAAGGCATCTTCGACAAAAAAGGTGCCCCAGTCCTTGATTCGAAAACTAAAACACCCAAAAAAATACCGGACCCGAAGTGGATCCTATTCGAAAAGTGCATGCGGGGAGATTCTAGCGACAACATCTTCTCTGCGTACCCTGGTGTTAGGACGAAAGGCACGAAGAACAAGGTTGGTCTCCAAGAAGCCTTTGCTGACAAGGACTCTAGAGGCTATAATTGGAACAATCTAATGCTTCAGCATTGGACAGACCACAATGGTGAAGAACATCGTGTTCTGGACGACTATGAACGTAATCGTATTCTGGTGGATTTAACTGCACAGCCTGATCACATTAAATTGTTCATTGCCGAAACTATTGCCGCAGGTAGCGTGGCTAAAGCTGTGCCACAAATTGGCACACGTTTCTTAAAGTTTTGCGGTAAGTACGAACTCAAGAAGCTAAGTGAGCATGCACAGCAGTATGTTATTTTCTTATCGGCTGAGTACCGTAACACTCCTAAACCCGAAGCACAATTATCTTTGGACCTTAGTAGAGAGTAAAAGAAATTATGAAATTCGAAGACAAAGTAAATCAATTAGCACTAGAAGTCGGCGGGTCGCATTATCCTAATGTTAACCCACAACTACATCGCCAGCTAGTTCGACTAGTAGTTGATGAATGTTTGTCCGCAGTAGATTCAGCAAGCCGTCGACATGTTTATACAACGTTCGATGTGGGCCAGCATGAAGCTAGTCTAGAGTCAGCTAAAAAAGCAATTAACGAAAGGTTCGGTCTATGACACTTATTGGAGCAGCTTTCTTTATCCTTGTGCTATTACAAATCAAGCACTGGTACATCGACTTTGTTGATCAAACAATGGAAGAAGTACGCAGCAAAGGTATCTATGGTGACGAGCCGGGTATCATGCACAGTGCTAAACATGGCTTTGGTACACTAATGTGTATTCTGGCTGTAACAGGATTTCCCTACATCGGGTACGCAATGGTGTTGGCATTCACAGACTTTGTGATTCACTATCACACCGACTGGGCGAAGATGAACTACGGTAACAGAGACATTCAAAATCCTTTGTTCTGGAATCATTTAGGCCTTGACCAAATGGTACACCAACTTACCTATCTTGGCATTGTTTACGCGGTGGTATCATGATTAGAAGTATTACACCCGGCAACGGTGTTCAAGTTGACAACGGCTATTTTAGTTTTCCCTACATTAGTCAAAATCCCAGTAATCCAATGCAAGGGATGGTTAGAATCAGTGGCAACGACCTACAAGTATTTGATGGATCCAGTTGGGTAACCTTAGGTGGAGCGTACCCTTCTATTTCGCTTAATGGTGCTGCACAATCTGCAATTACGTGGGCGCAGACGAAAATGGCCGAAGAGGAAAGCATTAAGAAACTGGCCGAAAAGCATCCTGCTGTAGCAGATGCTATGAACACAATTAACGAAGCATACGATAAACTAAAAGTTGTCGTGGCATTAACAGAGGAAGAAAACAAATGAGAGAATGGTTAAGACAACGATTACTAAACATACTGCACCCCAAAGACAACGAAGTCTACCCGGCAAAGTTAGCAGTTAGTGCGTCAAGTGATGGTGTTGATATGGATAGCAGCCTAAGATTCAATGTCTTAGTTGGGTCAGGCGGAGTAGTGGTGCAAATACATCGTTATGATCGCAAGAATGATCGCAGCAACAACACCACACATATTATTGCTGACGGTGAACCGATTGCAGAACGCATTGGGCAAATTGTCTCAATGGAAATACTAAAGGGCTAATATGGCTGTAGCAGCACCACAACAGATCAACCTAAACGATCTGCTAAAAACCATAAACACATCCTACAATAATGCGGATAGCTATTACGACTATGAAGATTTCGGAGATGACGTGAATACAGTAACTATTAAAATAACACCGGCAAATGGCGGAACCATTGTTAACATTGATCCAGAGTCTGGCAGCAGAGGCCGCGGCGATCTGTATGTAATTGATTCTGCAAAGGATCTAGGTTCAGAACTGGGACAGATTTTAACTATGCATTACCTTAAGAAAGGCGCAAATGAATCTCCTAGCAAAGCCCGTCGTTAAAAACAAATACTGGATTGTAGAAGAAGACGGCAGTCCAGTAGCAACTATTCAAGCAATTGAAGAAGGCGGTGGCTACGCATACGTTCACGACAATGAGCGTGAACGTTTTGCCACGATTAAAATGTTGAGCAAAAAGTACAACATTCAATTCGACAACACAAAGCCACCTAAGTCAAAACCTACGCACGACTGCTACGGATTTGGCTGCTCGGGTAAACCATACAATCAAGTGTGGGATGTGCAACGCAAGCTACCTATCTACAGCAAAGAACCTAAGAGCAAGAGTTTTTACTGTGCCGGGTACTATGTAATTAAATTCAACAATACTTGGATTAAAGAGTTCTGCCCCAAGAACATTACATTGAACCGTTATGAGTTCTTTGGACCTTTTAAAACCAGTGCAGAACAAATTGAAAAATACAAAGAGCTAAAATAATGGAACAACTATCACTGGCAATTCGCACCTTTAACGATAGAGTTAAAGCTATGAACCAAACAAACGGCAAACAGTTAGTTCTGTCTGCCCAAGAAGCAAAGAGCTTGCACACTGACATTTATGCACTGCTAGCCAATATTGCAGAACTAGCAGCACAAGGTGGCGGAGTCAAAGACGATGTTATCCAAATTAGTGTAGATGGTGGTGGTTTTAAATAAACTACGCCGTTTTTGCTGATAAATAATTGTATCGAGGATATTGAGATGTCAAGACCAAAACCAACTGTACTGTTAGAACACGTAAACAAAACAAATTACAAAAGCGATCAAGTATTATCTAGCGAAGGTATCTGGGCGGTTCATTACGACAATACACCTATTAACTTAAAAAAGTTTAACACCTTAGTGGCCTATCCTGGCCCTAAGTATGCAAAAACCAGTTTCTCTAATCCTGGGCATGCAATTAATCTAGCAAAGAAGCTAAACACTTTATTCAAGACTGACAAATTTACTGTGGTCTTGTTAAAACAAGGTGACCAAATCTACCCATAATCGTCAACGCGAATATCAGCATCGCGTACTAATTGAGTCGGGCGTAGGTGACCCGACTCTTCTTGATCCTATGCTTCCACAATGGTGGCGTAACCCTACAAACCCAAACAGCCTTAGACTAACAGTATTTGGCCACAAATACTTCACTACTAAGCTAAACAGAACTTCTCACAAAATCAAACTAGCAGAGCCAATTAAGCTCAAGCATCTACTCCAACTTGAACGTTTGTTTCAAGAGCCGTATTACTTAACCAATGAGTTTATATGTGTACTAGGAGATCAGGATGCTGTTATGCTGCAACTACATGCAGGCGATCTAGATCAGTATCTAGACAATTTACAGATTAACAGTAGAATTCCTTAATCGCTGCTGCGATATATTCTACTTCGCTGTCAGTTAGTTCGGGGTAGATAGGAATGCTGAGTGTTTCCTTACTGAACTGTGCGCCAGTAACTCCCACCCCATCATGTGCATAATTTGCACCAACCATTAATGTATCCAATGGTGACGAATAATGGATCTTGGTTTCAATGCCCTTGATCTTTAGGTGCTGAACTAGCTTAGAACGACGACTTGTGATACGTAGCACAAACTTATGCCATGCATGTTCTACATCCTCATTGGGACCAAGTACATCCATATAAGGGCTTAATTGCTGTGTGTAATATTTTGCAATAGCATCGCGACGATCTTGCCAGCGGTCGAAGTGCCCAAGTTTAACCAGCATTTGAGCACAATCACTTTCGCTCATCTTGCTGTTAGTGCCACCCATTGAGTGCATTGACATTTTGCCATTGTCCCTTAGGTTTCTTACGGTCACTGCAAAATGTTGATCGTCGGTTAAGATCATGCCGCCCGATCCATAGTTAGGAAGATTCTTTGTTGGATCAAAACTGAGTACGCTAATGTCGCCCATTTTACCGCTAGGAATGCCTTTGTAGCTTGCACCAAAAGATTGGGCAGCATCCTCAATGATTAGCGGGGATTCTCCTACAAATTCTGTAAGAACACGGAACTTGTCGTAGTCAATGGTATTACCAAACAAGTTAGGATACATGATAGCAGCAATGTTTCTGCCCCGTAAACTAAAGTTTGCATTTTTTAAATCCATGAGACCGTTGTAATCAACGTCCACAAATTCTGGGATATTAGGAGTGGCTAAAACGCTGTTTAACGTTGCAACGAAGCTAATGGTAGGTATGACTACCCTGCCCGGCATTTTCAAGCACTGTAGGGCGAATATGAGCCCTTGTGTGCATGAATTTACGCTAATAGCATACTTACGATTGCAGCGAACCGCAATAGCTTGTTCAAAGGTGGTTGTGTAATTCCCATCTAGGACCTGCCCGCTAGTGTATACTTTATCAGTAACGTCCAGGATTTCTTCTCGTAGGTTTTGGTATTGCCTGGCAACACCAAAAAACGGAATTAGATTTTTGTTTTCCAAAATGAGCTTGCCTTAAACCAATCGTGATAACGTTGGAAGCCTTCTTCCACATCTACTTTAGGATTATACGCAAAATCTCTTTTCGCTGCATCAACATTTAGGGCACCGCGACTTGGAAAGTCTGCATCCTTGTTTCTTACTTCTACACTGCCACGCTTTGCAATTTTGATAGCGATGCTTGCAGCTTCAAGTAATGTGGTGCTGTGGCTTTTTGTAATGTTGTAGGTCTTGTTCACAGCATTGGGGCTTAGTGCAGCGCCAACAATGCCCGCAGCAGCATCTTCAACGTAGGTAAAGTCTAAGGTTTCGTTTGCACCATTAACTTTAAGAGTTTCGCCTCTAAGAGCAGATAGCATAAACTTAGATACAACACGGTCCTCCACATCGTACTCGCCGTACACTGCACTGGGACGAATAATAACGTGATCAAAGCAACCACGACGAGTGTAGTCTTTAACTAGATGCTCGCCCATTAGTTTCATGATGCCATATTGACCTTGTGGCTTGCAGTTGTAGTCTTCAGTTACTTGATCTTCAAAGTCACCGTAGACCATACTAGAACTAATGTAAAGGAACTTTGGAATTTGGTAAGTCTTAGTTAGCTCTAGTAAGTTAACAAGAGCAGTACTCATTACTTCGCTTGCCAGTAACGGACTTTGGCTAACAACCTTTTGCCTTGGAAAGCTAGCAAGATGGATAACAGCATCGCACCCATATGCAAAGTTCTTAAAGAAGCTATCCACTGCAACATAATCACGTAAGTCAATGTGATGCACACCGGCTCGCATACGTGAAGTACGCTCTTTGTATAGGTATGCTAATTCATCTTTGTTTACAAAGCCGTAATCAGTAACACTATCAAGCACAAGACATTCGTGTCCTAATGCTTGCAGTTGGCGTACTACATTGTGGCCAATAAAGCCAGCGCCACCTGTTACGATAAATCTCATACTGCCATCTCCGCTTTAATTGTTGCAAGGTGTTGATAATCTCTTAGTTCAATGTCTGCCATTGTAAACTTAGTGATGTCTTTGATATCTGGGTTCAACCAAAGAGTTGGAGCAGGTAAGGGTTCACGGGCTAATTGTTCTTTTACCTGCTCTGTGTGATTCAGATATATATGAGCATCCCCAAGGACGTGAACGAACTCGCCAGGCTCTAAATCGCACACTTGAGCAATCATATGTGTGAGTAAGGAGTAGGATGCGATATTAAATGGGACACCCAAAAACATATCGCAGGAGCGTTGATACATCTGACAACTCAATTTCCCGTTGCTAACGTAGAATTGTGCAAAGGTATGACACGGGGGCAGGGCCATGGCCGATAATTCGCCTGGATTCCATGCAGATAATATATGTCGTCGTCCGTGTGGGTCTGCTTTAATGCCGTTGATTAGGTCTAATAATTGATCAACCTCATGTCTATCGGC